CTAAACTCCCCACACTCATAACCTACAATAGTACGACTATCTTCCGTTGTGTTAGAATACCCAGCTTTATAACCTATGTTTGTGTTATTAGGCGCAGAAGTTTGTGAGTAGCCAGCTTGGTAACCTATTGAAATATGACCATTTGCAGTAGAACTTCTTGCAGCATTATCCCCTATCGCTATGTTTGTGGTAGCAGTTGTTAAAAATTGACTTGCTTCGTGTCCTATTGCTATATTATCAGCTCCGTTAGTGTCTATTCTATAAAGAGCGTGATACCCTATTGCGGTGTTTCTGTTTACTGCGCTTTTACCAAGTCCAAAACTCATAGCACCAGAGCCAACAGCAACAGTTCTGTAACCGCTTCTACCAAAACCAGCATTATCTCCAATAAGAACTGCATTCAGTTGTAAATTAGTTCCAGCAGAAGCACCAGCATTGTAACCAATAGCAGTAGAACGTTCTGAAGTTGTACTATTGTTCAACGCTTGTTTACCTATTGCAGTATTATAATCTCCGCTTGTTAGACTGTTTAAAGCTTCTTCACCTAAACCTATATTACCAACTGCTCCAGATGTTCCACTTGGTATGTTAATAAAGAAAGCGTTGTCGTTTGTTAAATCTATACTTACATCACTCAATCCGTTTAAGTCTGAAGCACCACCGCCGCCACCTAAATTAGATGGGTCAATACGGACATTATCCGTACCATCATAACCGACCAAGAAATCAACATTTGCTGGGTCAGTTTTTACTGTAAATTCACTAAATTTTTTATTTGCCATTTTTTTAAATTTATTCTATTATTATATATTCGTTTTGTTCTGTTTGTAAAAAGTCGCCATTCTCTGCTAATACTTCAAAGAAAGGTGTAGGTGTTGGGTCTGTATAAGGATAGTAAATGCTTCCCCATCCGCTTACTGTTGGATTACCCCACCAAGTTGTTTCGTATATTTTTCCCCAGCTCATTATATTGTTGTTAGTGTTATTGCTTCCGCTTCTGTTAATACTCTGTCATAAACTCTTGTGTCATATACTTCCCCCTCAAACCAACGTGATAAATTGTTTGTCATTGAAAAATTTAATTTACTTAATCCAGTTGGTAATACCCCTAAAGTATCAGTATGTACTAAACTTCCATTAAAAAAAACTTTCATTTCATTTTCTTTAAAAGTTGTAGCTACCTTATTTCTTTCATTATCATTTACACCAGTAATAAAATAATCTCCTAAACCTAAAACAGATACTCTTATTCTACTACTTTCGTAAATAAATCTAATATAATTACTACCAGTTGCATCAGATATTGTAATCATACTATAATCATTTAAAGGTGTACCAAAATTTACTGCATCAACAAAAAAAGTACCCTCTGTAATGTCAAATAAATCAGCATCGCCGCCGTTAAAACATTCGTCTTTTAATCTTGTTACACCATTAGCATCATCTACGTTTTTAATATAGCTTGTAGCATATTCACCAGCTTCCATCTGCGCACCCCATATAAATATACTACCAACTTCTGTTAAAGATATTTGAACACCAGTTGCGCCACCACCTAACGTATTTGGCGAAGTACCACTTACTTTTAACCTATACCAACCTCCATCAAATTTGTCAAAACTTGCAGTACCTAAACTACTTTCGATTGTTTCAGTAGACATATCAAACTCAATCCATCCAAAAGGATTAATTTGCCCACCAGTATTAGCATCATACATTTGAACTTTACAAATACTTGTTGTATCTGCTTTCACAAAAAGAGAATAAGTATATAATGTATTTGCTGTTATTGTAACAATACCACCTAATAAACCAACAGACGATGTAGTTTCTAATTTATATGCAGTCAGTTCTCCGTTTGGCGATATACTACTGTTTGCAGTTATAGTTGAAAAAGCTGGTGTCCAAGCAGCACCGCTAAAGTTTTCGCTATACGCTTGTATGTTTGTGCGTTGGCTCTCAAGTAAGAGCGAAGGACAATCGCTATTCAACCAATCTAATCTTGGTGTATCATTAACAGTCAGCTCCTCAATAAGACCATCCTTACGCACTCTTGTTGCGCTACCATTACGCTCGTATGTAAAATCGCCATCTGCATTATTCGGCAAAATAGAATATACAGTAGAAGCTTTATATCCGCTTGGTATTAATGCTAATTTAGGATTTGTCATTTCTTCTCTTTAAATTCTTTGTAAAACCTTTTTGCTTCTTTTTCGCTTTTGCTCTCTATATACTCTTTTAGCTTATTAAGGTTTATTTCTTTTACTTTATACTTCATAAAACCCATCCGTTAAACGTTGTATCTGTATCTGGGCTTATATCCTCGTTAGTGTTGCTTAAATACTCTGGGAATAAGTTATTGTTAAAACATAAATAGTCTACTAATCGTGTTGAGTAGTAGTTTGCGTATTCCCTTGCTTTTCCAACTAAATAATCTACCTCGTTCTTGTCTACGTTCTGTGCTGTTTCGCTACTGTGTTTAAGTACAGATTTGTTTGTAATTGTGTATGCTGCAAATGGTATGTAATTCATCTGCGCAAACCAAATTAATGTTGGCTGAACGTATGTGTTTACCAATGTCAAATAATCGCCACTTAAACTGTCTGCTATAATGTCAGCACTAATCTTGTTGTATAAGTCTGTACCTAATAAATTCTGTATGTCTATTTGTTGCGCTACCTTAACAAACTGTAGCATCTTGTCAATGTCTACGTTACCATCAATGATGGAGTTTTTCTTAAGGTCTGTTGTGCTTATAAATAATGCTGTTGCCATTAGTTTCTAAATTTCATTTTGTTCCAATACTCTGCTGTATAGCCCTTATACTTCATATCCTTTGGTGCAACTGGTACTTCTTGTGCATTAGCCTCTGGCTTAAAACCTCTTTTCCTTGCCTCTGTTGTGCTTATAGCATCGCCTAACCCTTTAGCACCATCTTTGCGTACATAAGTCTTTCTGAACCATTTATGGCTACATCTCGCACCACCTTTGTAAAGCCATATAGAGTAAGTATCGCTACCGCCTTTTCCAAACCCAGCATTAACCGCTTTGTTTTCCATAGCTACTATATCCTCTTTTCTGTAAACCTTTTTAGCACTTACCATTTTAGAACAAAACTGTCTTGATGTTGCTTTTGTTCTTTCTGGTGCATACATATATCTTACTAAAAACTCATTGCCTTCTTCTTTTGTTTGTTTACTTGTGCCATCTTGCTCACTCTCTTTATAAGGCTTTGCGCTACCAGTACTTACAAACTCCCAAATCTTTGATAGTAAACTTTTGTCTTTAGGTTTGTTAAGGTCTGTAATTACCTCATCTAACCCTTGTTCTTCATCATAGTTTACTTCTCTTTCGTCTATTACTTCAAACTCCTCTAATAGTTCTTCTTCGTCTTGCCCTAAATCTATAAGTGCATCCGCTATATCGCTACCTAATTCGTCTGGTAATTCTGCGCTTAACTTTACCCCAGTTTCTTCTTCTTTAGTTTCTTCATCCTCTACGTTTTCAAGGTCTGTAAATTCTAAAGGCTGTAAGGTCTTAAAGTATAGTTTTAAGCTAATATTATTGTAAGCTAATATACTATCAAAGGCATTTATTAAAAGTGTCTGAAACGGTCTAATAACTGTGTTATCCATTAGTATAGATGCAGTCTTTAACTCGTCTGCGTTGTTACCAAGTCCGCTTTGGTCTTTAATACCTAATAACATAGGGCTTACAACTCTATGACCTACCATTATTTTTTTAGTTGCCTCATTACTTACATATTCATAAGTATTGTGAGCATCGCTAATTGGTAGCGTTTCAACTGTTGCTGCACTATCGCTATTATCATTAAAAGCAAGTATAAACTTATTTCCACCACTACCAGTAAATTTAGCAGCTATTCTGTTTTCCAACATTTGTCTTTCTTCGGCATTTGGAGTTCCGTTATTAAACTGGATAAGAGTATTAGGGCTGAAACTTCCTTGAACATTGTTGAGGTGAAAATTTGATACCTCACTTTCAGTTTCACACCATTGTAAACACCCAGCATAATCTGGAGAAGAATAATATTTATATCCAGCTCTGTAAGGTTTAACGTATACTATCTCTATGTTTTCTGTTGAATAACCAAAAGCTGGTATGCGTGTGCAATCGTCTGCTTTTTTTACTTTACTCCAATCATCAGAATAGTAGTAAGCCTCTATTTCGCCTTTGTCGTTGCATTTCTCTGCTCTTAAGTTCTCAACTGGAATATGCTCTACTTGTGCCACAGTCTTGCGGTCTTTAGAGTATATAACTTGCATTGAACATTGACCCATTAATTTAAGGTCATAGCATAACTTACGCACACAATCCTTGTGAAATAAAGACATCATTTTAGCGTACTGCTCTGGCTTCTTATTGCTGTTTAAAGCATCTAAACCTTTGCCATATATCATTTCGCTAATACCGTTTATAATAGCATTATTAGTAGGGCTATTTTCATAGTTTCTAATTAAATGACTAAAATAATCGTTATCTGCACCATAACTTACCCAATCCTTATTAGACTTCTCTATAATCTCTGGGCTTGTATAGTTGCTTAAATTAACTACTCTTAAATCGTTCATAATATAATATAATCGTTATCAAAACTATCTTCTTGTACATACTCATCTTTGTTAATAGAGTAGTAGTCGTTAGTAGTTTGGTTTATTGTTTGGTCTGTGCAAAATACTTTGTCTTTGTATATTACCGCAGTTCCGTTTTTAACTTCTAATATATAAAAATCGCCTTCTGTTAGCGTTCCAAAAACCGCATCAAAACTCATATAATTACCATCAGTTGATGCAGTAGGAGTTAAGTTTACGTTTGTACCAGTACTTTCGCTTGTAAGATTTACTGTTATACCACCATTAATATATTGTCTTGGTATTATCTTAAAGGTCTTATTTCCGTTTGTGCCTATTAGCTTCATATTAATATATAAACAAAACTAATTTATTTTGTATTGTAAGGCATAAAAAAAGGGCTATCCGTTAAGATAACCCTAAATTTAAAACCCTAATTGTGATTATGCAGTTGGGTCGATTTGTGAAGCAGAAGCATCAGCAGTAATTACTGACCCAGTCACAAAGTAAGGCGGTGCAGTTTCTTGCGCTACCGCTGTGATTGTGTACCCAGTTAAATCTCCCATTGCAGCACCAGTTACAATAGTACCACCATTTACATCAGCACCGTGTTCTAATCCCATAACGAAATAATTTCCGTTGTAGTCCTCGATAGCAATGTGTGGTCTTGCGTGTGCAATTAGTTTAAGTTCCTCTTGTGTTGCTTTGTCTTGGAATGTAAGTGTAAGGTTAAGTGTACTTTCATAGAATGTCGTACCATTCTCTCTACTCGAATTTATACTGGTTTCTAAAGAAGAATTACCCTTAACATCAAACTGAAACCAATCTGGGTCTCCAGCAAATGCTGTAATCTCTCCAGCAGCTATTGTGGCAGCACCTAAAGTACCAAAGTCAGCAAAGTAAATAGTTTTAATACCACCTACTGCGCTTTTGCAAGGTACTTTTCTACCAGTTGTTAATGAACAAGCCATATTTTTATAGTTTTTTTAAATAAAAAAGGGTAGGGTAAATTGCCCCACCCCTTTCTACGTTGATTAATTAATTATTATACAGTTCTGTAAACGATGTCAGATACTTGAGCGTATTGTACGCCAGCAGTAAATCTCATCACTACACGAACATTCTGGCTTCCGTCTGTTTCAGCCATATCAATAACTCTTACTTCGTTAAGGTCGCTTAAGATACCAGTACCGAAGAAAAGGTTAGACTTTTCAGCAGCGATAATCATATCGTCAGCAGCACCTCTACAAGGAATTACTGGGATACCATCAAAGAAAAGGTTACCTAATACTTGGTTGTTTCCTTTGTTCTCAAATCCGTTAGCGCCAACTCCAGCAGCACCAAAACCGCCTAAAGCACGAGTATAAGCACGCACTACGTTTGATGCAGCATAGATAGCTAAATCTTCACTTCCGTAAACAGCAGTAGGGATAGCATCTACAACATCTCCTAATTCAGCAACTACGTTTGCAGCAGTTACAGCAGTACCAGTAATATCTTGTCCAGATGGCAAATCTCCATCAGCAGCTAACAATGTAGCAAATCCGTTAAATTGTCCAGAAGTTGAAGTATTTCCACTCCAAATGTTTCTTTCTGTGCGGTCAGCTACTTTAGCAGCAACGTGAGCCAATACAAAATCAGAAAAGTTAGCTGGTAGGTTGTCAAATGCAGAATATCCCATTTGTGCAGCTTCCCAATCCGAATGTAGGTCTTTTTTACAGATGTCAAGGTTTACTTGAAATTCTTCTGGCTGAAGGATTTTCTCTGTAAGAGTTAATGTCCCTTGTCCAGTTTGAAAGTCGCAAGTAGCGTCTTTTACGATACTGTCAGTTGAAGCCTTTTTGATTACAGACTTAAACTTAACGTTAGGCATAATTGTGATATTGCCTTTGTCTAATGTGTCAGCAGATAATAAAGCAGCAGCGATATACTTGCCACTAAATTCGCCCGCGTAAGTTGATGTAATTGATACACTCATTTTATTTAGTTTTTAGTTGTTTATTAATTATTAAATTTTGCCATTACTCTATCCAATGTACTCATTCTTCTGTTTTGTGAGATATTGAATTTAGATAGGTTTTGTTTTGCCTCTGGGTTAGCTTGGATTGGCTCGGCTGCTGGCTCGTTAAGTTCTGCTTGTACTTCTTCTGGTACTTCGCTTAACTCTACTTTTTCGTGCTTGCATAGTTCCTCTGTTACAAGGTTTCCTAACTCATCTGCGCTTAAATCCTCTTTAGGCTCTAACATTGCTTTGATTTCCTCAATCATAGATTTAACCTCTGCAAGTTCTTCTTTAGTAGCATAGCCCATTTCTTCTTTTTCTTCTTCTTTAGCCTCAACTTCTTCAACTTCTTCAGTTGTTTCTTCTTCGGCTTCTTCGGTTTTGATTTCTGCAATCAAACCTTCTTCGGCTACTACTAAAATACGTCCGTCCTCTAATTGGTATTCGCCAACTGGTACAGCTACTTTCTCATCTTCGGTAACAATAAATACTTCGTTACCAGCTTCAAACGCTTCTGCTTCTAAAACAGTACCGTTCTCTAACGCTTGTTGTTCCAACTTAACTTCTTCGGATAAGTTTAAAACATCTTTGATTTTACTAATCATATCGTTCGTGTTCATATTAATATATAAGTGTTAAAAATTAATTTTGCATTTTTAGTTAGCATTTTCACAAGTTGTACAATTATCATAAGCAGTAACGCTTTGCCATTCAAAGCCACTTGTTTCATCATCTCTACTTAATACAGTATAGCACCCATCGTGTCCATCGTGTACTAAATCAAAATAATATACATTTCCTATTGTTAGTTCTTCTCCGTTCCAAACGTGTTTTTGTTGGCTATGCCCACAGCGTTGTATTTTATATCCGTAGCTACCTTCTGGCGGTGTTGTTTCTTGTCCGACTGTACTACCAATCCCTTGCGCTCTTAAACTACCATCACAGCACTTTATAGAGTAGGTATTATCCTTGCATAAACACGCTCTGCGCCCACCCTTTGGACTTGTTCTACTTGGTGTAAAGAATTTCTTAAACCTACGCATCTAACTCTTTTAATTTTTTATTAGCCCAACGTAGACCAGCCTTACCACCCCATAATAAATATGAAATCGTACCGCAAGCCTTTGTATCGCTCTCGTCGTAATATTCTTCTGCTCTTGACAAATAAGAATACATACGCTTAATAGTTTCTTTAGATATTGGTTTGCCTTGTGCTAATTGTTGCGCTCTAACTTTTCCTACTTGGGTTGCACATTTGTTGTTTACCTTTTCGTTAAGTTCTAACCCTCTTTTTGCGTTGTTGCTCACACCACTTGGATAATCAGAGTAGCTTTCTAATACCATCTTTTTACCACCCTTTACACGCTTGTCGCTTTTAATAATGGCTCGTATCTCACTCAATAAATACTCTGCTTCTGCTTCTTCAATAGCTGCTAACTCTTTTTGCTTTTGCTCATCAGTCATAAAGTCGCCAAGAGTTTGGTCTTTAGGTCTTTCCATTTTATCAGCAAAGTACCCCTCTATACTAAACCCCTTTACCTTTCCAGTTTTTACAAACTCGTTCCAAATCTCATCGTTGTTTACTTTAACCGCACCTACCCAAGTTCCTAATGGTAAATCCATTCCATACTTTACACTCTTGTCGTGTACCTTGTCCTCTACTATCCAACTCTCAACTAATGATAGTCCGTTTATTTGGTATTGGTGTTCTAATGTACTGTTGTTTTGTTTGCCTTGCATTAAGTACATTTGCGAGGCTTTTAAGACAGTATCTTTTGAGAAATATATATAATACTCATCTTCTCCGTTTCGTCTGTATATGGGCTTATTTGGAATAAGTAACGCACCCATTAAAATGCGCTTTTCCTTGTCTACCTCCGCAAGTTTAAACTCTTGCGATTTAAGTGCAATAAAATCTTCTTCTATTGCTGGGTTTTCCACTACGCTAATAGCTTCTATACCTATTTCTTGTTCTTCGTCTAAAATTAGTTCTACTATCCGCATACTATTATATAATGTTTTTAATTATTTTTTGTATTTAGCTTCCAATCGTTGCACCCTCTACAATGTTGTTTTCCAAACTCTGTGCTGTTGTAATATCATTAGCTACTACATACGCTTGAACTGGCTGTTGTGTTTGTCCTCCTACTGCTTGTGCTAATTGGCTTGTTTCTGTTGCACCTACTATGTTAAATGATGGCGGTTGTGAGGCTGCACCACTTGTTGTAGTTGGCGCACTACCCCCACCTTTTCCACTACTATCTACACTTTTTATTGCAGCTATATTTTTTGCTGCTACTGCACCAGCTAAAGCCGCTTGTACAACTGGATATGCTGGGAAATAGGTTGTAATAGGAGATTTTTGTGCGGTTGTATATGCGTTTTGTACACCTTCTGCTCCACTTATTGTTGCACTTGCAATAGCCATCGCTTTTCCAATCTTACTGTCTTTACCAGCTAATTGTCCAATTTGATTAAACGTATTTTTAGCATCTTCAAGAATTTGTTGTTTTCTTAACTTTTCAATGTCTGCTTTTTTATTATTTTCTTTTTCTTCTAAATCAGTTCTTAAGCCAGCATAATATGCAAGCACTTCAAGTTTCTGTTCTTGGCTTGCTTTTAACCTATCTAACTCTGCTATCTTTTTTTCTTCTTCTAATGCAAGTTTTTGTAGTTCTGTTTCTGCTTCCTTTTGTCTTTGCTTATCAGTAAAGTCATCTCTTATTTTTTGAATAGCATCTAATCGTGTTTTTTCTTCTGCTATTTTCTTATCTTCTATTGCCTTCTGTTCTGCTGCTGCTGCTTTATTCTCTGCTTGTATTTGCTTGGAGATAGTATTTACCTCTCTTTGCACTTGTCGTGCTGCATTCGCACGAGCAGCTTGTTGTCTGTTTACTGCTGCTATTGCTTCGGCTTCTTTTGTTAAATTTTCTTTATTACTTCTACTAAAAGTATTCTCTAAAATCTGCGCATCTCGTCTTAATTCTAAAAATTGTGTTTCTTGGTCAAGTAGTTCTTCTTCTAATTTTTGAGCATCAAGCAAGGCTTGTTTACGTTCAGCAGCACTAAATTGTTCTTCTTGCCTTGATTTAAGCCTTAAGTTTGCAATTTGGCTTTCTAATTTAGAACGGTCTACTATTAGTTTTCTTTCTATCTTGTCAGCTTTTGCTCTCATATCAGCAACAGCAGCAGCTTGTTTAAGTTCTTTCCCTTGTTCTTTAACAAATTCTATTGTAGCTTTAGTTAAAGACTTCGTCAACATAACTGCAGGGTTTAGACTTTCGTTAAGTTTTATAATACCATTCTTGGCATCATCTAAAGCAGCACTAAAATCTCCAGTAAAAGTTTTTTTAATTGCACTACCAAGTAATCCAAACCCTTCTATTGCGCCCTTTATTTTGTCAGTTATAAAAGTTTTAATAGTGTCTGCAAAACCTTTTATAGTTTCAATTGGGCTTGTAAAAGCATCTATTATACCCTCGCCGAAATCAGCTAATAAATCTACAAGATTACCAGTTAATGCACCAATAACTGTCATTATCTTTGCAAACTTATTTTGCCCTTCTTCACTACCTTTAAAAGCTGCAATTAAAGAACCAATAACAACAACCAATGCACCCAAGCCAGTTGATATGATGGCGGTACGCATAGTTTTAAATCCAGTAGTTACGCCCTTTAATGTTCCTTTAAAATCTTTAAATTTAGATACTGCACCACCAGTAACTTTGTCTAAAGTTCCACCCATAGCTTCAGTAGAAGCTCCAGTTTCTTTAACCTCATTGTTTACACCCTCAACCGCCTTTTCTAAATCATTGACATTTTTTTGAGCGCCTTTTGTATTTACATTTAAGTTAATTGTTTTCTCTACTGCCATTTTATTTCTTGTTTAAGTGCTTTGTAACCCTCTTTTAGTGTTGTAGGTAGTTTGTGTTTACCTTGTGCTATACGGATGTTTTCTGTTTCTCCGTTTGCGTATTTTAAGCTGTCTAAAATTAGTTTTATCATTATTCTAATATTATTGTATCTCCTACCTCTGTTATTAATGTATCTCCATCCTCTGCAAGTGCAACTGGAGGTGGGTCTGTTGTTACTACTATACTTGTGTCAAATGAGTATGCATCGTTTCCATCTATGTTGTATTTTGCTCTTACTCCTATATTGTATGTTGTATTAGGTTCTAAAGGTAATATCTTTATACCATTGCCTAAAGTTGTTACAAATACTCCACCATTTAAAATAACATCATAGCCAACTGCACCAGTAACCGCAGTCCAAGTTATGTCAATAGATGTTGATGTTTTTGATGTAGATGTAAGTTGAGCAACCCTATCTAAATAAGCGAATTGACTGTTGTTTATTTGACTTACAAACTCTTGTCTGTTATATAGTTCTAATTCTGTTTTATTGGTTAGTAGATTTGTCTTTATACTGTTTATTCTATATGCGTTGTTTGCTATTACTAATTTGTCTTTTAATTGTAGCTTTAGTAATATGCTTAAAGGTAAGTATGCGGTGTATTTAAACAACCTTGACGCTGGGTCAAACATTGTCTGCACATAATCAAAATACCCATCCTCAAATAAGTTAGTGCTTAACGTTGGTATTTCTTGTAAAAACTCATCCGCTTCTAATCCAAAGTTTAACTGTAATCTTTTATTATAACCCCATTCCCCTATTGCTGTAACATTACTTGGGCGTCTATAATTACTTGGCGCACTACCACCAATTGTTAGTTCACTATCTGTATTGGCTTGATATAAACTTGAAAATATTAAAGGCTCTCCAATAGTAGGCTCAAACTGTTTATTTAAAAACGCACCTTGACCAATAAGAGTTAAGCTATCGTCATCTGTTGCGGTTAGCCTTTCATACATCATCTTTTCAAATGGCAATTCTACTTTATAAATACCGCCATCAAAAGGCGTGTTGTCTGGTGGATAATGTTCTTCTGCAAATGGTACTGTTTGTATTTCGTCTGAAAACTGAACAAGGAAACTTTCTTTACTTTTAAATTTAAAGTCCATTTCTCTGAATTGAAAAAGCCTATCTACAGTTGCCTTTTCCATATCCACATACTTTGTGATGTCGTAGGCATCTTCGTTTTGATAATATACTTTTGCTAACTCTACATTTATATTATCGCCATCTTTATAAACCAATAAATTAAAGAACTTAAACAATCCGCTTAAGAAGTCCATTACTTTCATCTCTGGCATTTGTCTACTTATCTCAAAAGTATTTTCTACATCTTGGTTAGTAGGTGTATAGTTAGCAGTCCATTGTGTTTGGAAACCAGCTATAAAGGGCTGTTTAACTTTATATTCAATAGCTAAATTTTGGGTCATTGTTATTGTGTTCTCGCTTTCAACCTCAACAATCAAATCCAATAATTGCATATTATTTACAGAATTTGAAATACCACCTAAATTTAAAAATTCTTCTTCAATATCAACCGTTCCAGTTTGGTTTGTATATTCTCTTGATGTAATCAAAACCCCATTACTGCCTCTTTTAATTCTTACAGTGTAATTCTCTGGAGTTGATGTTGTTATTGATAAAGTTACTTTGTATTTTCTATAAACACCACCGCCACCAAAATAACCTAATAAATATAAACTCCTTACATCTGCAATATCCGAACCAGCAGCATTATAAGTATACGTTGGTTCTTCATCGTCTTGGTGTCTAAATCTGTTTACAGAAATATTTACACCACCACCCTCAACTGCATTAGTTACATAACCCTCATTTTTGTGCATCCACATATAAAAGTTAAAAAACATTGAAGTCTTAAAGAAACCAGTAAAACTTAACTCTGGATATGTTCTTTCTATTGCTTCTATAATAGCTTTTAATTTTATAGCTGGTTTTAAGTCAGTATAAACAAGACCAGTATCTGTAATGCTATCCTCATAACCATCAGCAGTAGAATAGCGCATATTTTTACTGTGGTGTATATTAGGCACTATTATATCATCGCTTCCGTAAGTAGATGTTAGCGTAGCTAAATCAGCAGTAAAGAAGTTCTCTATGTTTGTTTGGTTATATGTAAAATTATAAGCGTTGTCATATATCAAGCCTTGTAAAGTTGTATCGCCTACAATCTCTTTTAACACTACTGCATCGCCAAAAAACACTACCTTGTATGCGTGTGCCTTGTTGTCTTTTAATGTTACGCTTTTAAACTGTATCTTTCCTTTTTTGTAGTCTATTCCGTTAAGCTTTATAACTGCATCGTGTTTAAATCGTGCATCAAAACTGTTAAGTACATTTTGTTTCTCGTAATGTCTAAATAGTTTGTTATTGGTTTTGGAAGCTGGTAGATTAAACTGCTGACTGAAAGGAGTAAATACCTTGCCTATGTCTTTAAGGTTTAGTAAGGTGTCTGTTATAGTTATGCTCTCATCTTCAAATAAATCTGCTCTAAAGTAATCGCTTTCAATTATGTATTGGTCTGTATTAGGGCTTGTAAATAAATCAGCAGAAAGGCTTAACTGCGTATCGCTATCAATAGCAGTAATTGATGCAGTTAGATGTGTTCTTTTGTTAGTAACAATATCTCCTACGCTTACGCTCGTATTAAACACACCAGTATTGTCTACAAGTTTATTAGATGCAAACCCAGTAATACCGCCCTCTAATCTATTATACCCTTTTATGTATAGTTCTATTATCTGCATCTATCGTATATTGTTAATAGTGTCAAAAGCAAAGTCTATCTCTATTGTGTAATTTATTAGTTTGTCGTTTAAGTGTGTTTTATAGTTTAGACTGCTACTGCTTACGTTTATTGGTAGTGTCTGTGAGTTTATCTCAATCCAACAATCTTCGCTTAACTGCATCTGCTTAAATACCTCGTTGTATTCCTCTGGATAAAAACCAGTATTTAGAGTTAGCTTCTCGCTTCCGTTTTTAGTAAGTATCTTTTGTTGATGTCTACTTGTATCGTATGAGCCACCTACAACTATATTGCGTTTAAATTTTTCTGTTTTAGTAGTTAGTACCTCGTTAGTTCTTTTGAAAAACCATAAATCTTGTAATGCGCCAAACTTATTTAAAAACGTTACTTTATATGGGTCATACTTACACTCCTCTATATTGTCTACTGTTAGCTTTATTACTCCATCAGTAGTGTCTACATAAATCGTGTCAAAGTCAAATAAAGTGAAGTCATTAGCAAACTGCTCTAAACAACTACTCCCCTCAAACGTACCGCCATCTTGTATAACTCTATCCTCAAACTCATCAGAGCCATTTATAGTGTTTGTAACGTATTCTACTTGCTCATCGTTTTCGTTGCTACTTGATATTGCTTTAGTGTATACTAATTCTCCGTTAAGTTCGTATGTGACTTGTGTTGTTATTGATGTGTCTACTGGTATTACTGCTGGCGCATCGTCTAACTTTACAACCTTTGTGTTTGACTGCAATAGACCTTGATTGTTTATTGATGTTGTTTGATTTTGCGCACCATCTTCATAAAAGCCATAGCCATCAAACCCAGTTAAATTAGTGTAGCTTGTGTATCCTTGTGGAGAGCCACTAATATAGTTGTTAAACCTATAATCTACCCAAACAATGTCAGTAGCATAATCGCCATTAAAAGTTTGTAGTAAATAATCTCTAACTAATTCGCTAATCTCAAACGTTACTCTTGGAATAGTACCAGATGAAAACCCAGAAGGCACACCAACTGCAAATGATGTTAAATCAAAAAGTACACCAGCACTTCTATCCGTTGCATCATTTTTAGTACCAGTATATATGTAAAGTTGCAAGTCTACTTGCGTTAAGTTAGTTGCTGATATGTTTATGTAATATGGGCTTCTTGCGTTTATCTTGCTCATTTCTTGTTTATGTTTACTTGTATTTGTTTCTCTAATCCTATTGAGTATGCTTGTACTAAATCATCTGGTAAACGCTTAAACGCTGCTTCAAATGGTTTTGTAAAAAACAAACTTGGCTTTATTCCTTTTTTATATATTGCTCTTGCTATTAAGTATTGTAAACTTTGTCTGCTTAAAAACTTACCGCCTTTGCCTCTTGGTGCTATACCCTTTCTAACTATCCACTTGTCAAATGCTTTTCTTGGTGGCATTTTAGTTGTATAGGAATAAGGTGTATTGTATTTCTTTTCTTTACCGCTTACCCCTCTGTCTTGAAACGTGCCATAA